GCCACAGGGCTGATCGAGGCAGGGGTGGCTCGGCCTGTGGTGGAGATACGCTCCAAGGCTACGCCGACGGTGCAACCTGTTTCCACGGAAACAGAGTCCGTTGTGCGTGCGGCAAGCACACGCCGAAATTCGGGCGCGAAGAAATCTACTTAATGATGGAATCGCGGGCAGGTTTATGTCCGCTTCCTGTTGATTGCAGGCGGCCCCTTCCCTGCCTGCAATCAACTCCTGACTGAGTCCTTATGCCAAACTTGCTGACCTTGCTGATCATCCTTGGAAACCTTTTTACTGTGACGCTGCCGCAATCTGTATCCGCGCCTGTTGAGGCTGGTGTATTGGCGCAGATGGAGAATTATGGCACGACAATCGTGTATGGTCATTCTGACCTTGTGCCGTTTTACGATCTGGCAGTAGGGAATGTGGTGCAGGGTGTGTATGAGGATGGGAGCACGAAGCAATACCAGGTGACGCAGATCGGTCATTACATTGCGAAAAGCACGGAGATCGCCAAGCGAGATGGGAATTTGTTGCTGCGGATCGGCAGGTTTGAGTGGATGCCGATGATGCAGTTGATCCTTGAGCAATATTCGACCGTGGGCGGGATCACGTTTGTGACCTGCTATTCGGGCATGAATGGGCACGCCGCGCCGACTGGCAGGCTGTTCGTTGAGCTTGTGCCGATCGGGGAGGAACGATGATTGCGCCTCTTGCATCCACCAGCGGCATTCAACCTCTGGCTATGTCACAGATAAATGTATCAGATAGATATTATTTATACGACACCTTCTCCACAGACCGAGCGGCGGGGACGCTAAACAACACGGCAGTTGATGGAGTTGGAGGACTGCGGACAAGCAACGACACCAATAGCAAGATAAGCACATCAGGCGGCTTGCTTAGTTTCGCAACAGGGCTTGCAATAAACGACAGAGTAGCATGGCCTACCATTACCCGCGTTTTAGGTATCGGGGTTGGGTCTACCATTAACCTTGCAAATACGACAAGCAAGCCAAATATTGGATGGGGCGGCGCGGATTTATTTATATTCAATAATGTAGGAAATCAACTTTATGCAAGTGTCAATGCAGCCTCGTTCCCCGTAATAGGAACATATACAGCAACAACCTATCAGACGAAGGTTATCTACCGCGCCGCTGGCATGTTTTGGTTTATCAAAGGCGGCGCGTTTACCAATTGGACGATGATGTACAACTCGTTATTGGGAACTGCAAATCGCAATCCGCAAGTATCAATACAAATAGCAACGTCCATATTCACGGTTGATAACATGCGTGTGCCGAAAAAAACTTACATCCCCACTCCATTACAGAGTGATGGAATGAGCGCGGCGACAACAGATGGACTTGGCAATCCCGAAGCAAACTCAGCAACAGGCACAAGCTACGTTGATGTTGGAACTTGGGGCGTAGCAGGCGGAAAGCGATTATGTTCTGTGTTATCGAGCGGACTTGGTTTCTCATATCTTCCGTGTTCATCGTCCAACGCAATCATTGAAGCAGTTTGTACCCGTACCGCAGGCGTGACGGGATTGGTTGCAAGGTATGTAGATGCAAGCAATTATCTTATTGCATATTTAGATGGGACAAACTGCAAGTTGGATAAGGTGGTTGCTGGAATAACTACTAATTTATCCAGCGGCGCAGTTGCTTACGGAGCGACAAAGATTTTGAGTTTGCATCTCGATGGAACATCCGCAAGGTTATTTTATGGTGACGCGGCGGTCGGAACAGTCGCAACCACACCAGCGGCGGGCAGCCTTAATCATGGTGTTTATACAACAAATATAGGCGCAACGTTTGACAATCTGGTTATCTGGCCGAGGGGAAATGAAGGACAGTACGAGGATATGAACCTACAATGACAACCATTTATAAATTTGTTTGTGGTTATACAAAAGCAGGAATTGCGACATCTCCATCTTCTGCCCCGACTATCACTATTGTTGACAGCGGTAATAATATTTTAGCATCTGCGCAAGCCACAACGGCGAGAACAAATATTGCGGGCGTGTACGATTACAGCTACAGCGGGGCGGACAGCCTGGATTTAATTGGGCTTTATCACACCAGCGATATAACTGTTGACAGGCAGGATCTACATTCACATCCCTATAACGCGGTGATCTTGAAGGCAATTGAAACAGCAGGCACGGTTGTGGATGCGATCAAGGTCAAGACTGATAACCTGCCGACTGACCCAGCGGACCAGAGTCTGTTGGAGGCAGCTATTACGGCGGCGACAAGTCCGCTGGCGACTGCTGCGAACCTCGCAACAGTGGACACGGTTGTGGATGCGATCAAGGCCAAGACCGATAACCTGACAGAAAATCCCGCAGATCAAGCACTGTTAGAAACTTATATATCAGTTGAAACTGGTCCGCTTGCCACAAGTGCGGCGGTTGGTTTGGTTTCCTCTGTTGTCAACATCATCGAGGGGAATACCAGTAATTTACCGACCGCTGTAGATATTGATAATCAGCTTTCGGGGACGCATGGGGCGGGAACGTGGGGCAATGCCACAGGCGGCGGAGCGGTTCTTGAGACGGTGACGGTGACGGTTTCTGGCTTGCCTCGGGATGGCGTGGAGGTGTGGGTCACGACGGATGCGGCGGGATTGAATCTCGTGGCGAATGGCGTGACCGATGCGCTGGGAGAGGTTGATTTTATGCTGGATCCTGGCACGTATTACGTGTGGAAACAATTGGCGGGCGTGAATTTTACGAACCCGCAAACAACGGTGGTGAGCTGATGCCTACGTTTGATGGAACTCCTGCCGCGGTAGCGACAGAGCCTGTTTCCCTGGAAACGGCAAAGGCTTTTCTACGTGTGGACGGCACGGCTGACGATGCGGTGATCGGGCTGTTGATCTCGGCGGCGCGGGAGAAAGGCGAAGCCATTTCACGCCTGGCGTTCCTGACGCAGACGGTGGAGTTGGTACTGGATGCATGGCCCGATGATCTGACCCTGCGCCTGCGCCGCGCGCCGCTGCAGTCGGTGACTTCGGTGACGTATCTCGATGAGGAGGGCGTGCAGGCTACCTGGACGGATTATCAGGTGGATGCGCGCAGCGCGGTGGGCTATGTGACGTTTGGCAGTGTACCAAGTGTGACGTTGTTCCCGACAGGTGCGATCAAGATCACGTATGTGGCTGGGTATGGCGACACGGCGACGAGTGTGCCTTCCAATATCCAAATGGCGCTGTTGATGTTGATCGCGTATTGGTACGAGAACCGTGAGAGTCAGGATGTGCCGAAGAATATTCGAGATATGTTCATGTCTGCGCGGCTGGTGTGGTTCTAATGGCAGACATACAGATATCTGAGCTTGCGACCCGCATCACCTTCCAGGAGCCGACGATCGCGCAGGATGCTGGCGGGGCGCAGGTCCCTACTTATGCCGACATAGCCACCACTCCGACCGTATGGGCGCGCTGGGTCAATGATCACGGGCAGGAGCTTGTGCAAAGCAACGCGGACGTTTCTGTGCAGCGCGCAACGGTCACGATCAGAGATCGCAGCGACGTGCTGGAGACCTGGCGTATTTTGAAAGATGGCGTTGCGTGGAAGATCATCACCCCGCCCGATCATATCCGTGATCGCAACCGCTGGACTCAGTTCCGTGTCGAGCTGGTAAAGGGAACGGTGTAGCTATGCCTATCACTGGACGTTTGACTTTTGGTCTTGATGCCTATTTGGAAACTTTGACGAATGCTGGCGAAAGTGTGGACGATGCAGTCACCGAGATAATGAATGAGGCAGCTCCCAGCGCTGGCGGAATGCTGTTTCACTATCTGCGCATGAGTTCAGAGCGTTGGACGGGTGCAGCTGCTAAAACAATTTTTGCAAAACTCGCTCAACGAGAAGGTAATTTTATTTTTATTGAAATCGGCGCAGATACATCATCAGACCCTGCAGCCTGGTACAAGGAATATGGAAGACCAAATCAGGAGGCAGAACCATTCCTGCGTCCGACATTGATCTTTTATCGCAGGAAAGAATTAAAAAGGCTCATGGGCAAAGTTCTTGAGCGTTATGGATTACCCACAACATGACCACCATCTTCGAGCAGGTCAAGACCGCACTCTCTACCCTCTCCCCAGCTGTGCCTTTTGCGCTGGCTCCCTACAAAGGCACACTGCCTGACACATATATTGTCTACCAGTTGATCACAGGCACGCCAGAACAGCATGCCGATAATGCCGAAGAAGAACGATCGTACACAGTACAGGTCACGATCTGGAGCAGGTCCGGGCTGGTGGCTCTGCCCGATGTAGACACGGCCATGCTGGCCGCAGGTTTTCAAAAAAGTGATGAACGTCAACTTCCGCAGGATATGGAAACGACCCACTACGGATTGGCGATTGATTATGTTTATTTATAAAGGAGAAGAATATGACCCAAGTAACTGAATATAAAAGTGTAGTGGGTGTGGACAATGTAGTCTATGCGATTGTCTCATCCGATGATGCCACTGGCTACACGGTTGGCACACCGCAGTCTCTGGTGCCTGCGATGGAATTGAAAGGCACGCCGTCCACATCATCTGAAACGCAGTATGCCGACAACGGCGCGTTCGATCAGCTTTCAGCTGAGGGTGACACCGAGATGGAATTAACCGCACCGAACTTTCCCGAATCTGTGATCGCCGAACTGCTTGGCGCGACATTCGACGCTGCGACTGGCCGCGTCTTCGATAATGCCGACCCGTCACAAGCACCTTATTTTGCGCTTGGTTATCGTTTCAAGAAAACCAACGGCCATTATCGTTACCGCTGGTATCTGAAATGCCGCGCTGAAAAGCCCAGCGAAGAAGCGGTTTCGCAGAGCAACGCCATCAACCTGAAAACTCAGGTCTTGAAGATCAAGGCGCTCAAGACGATCCATAAATTCGACCTGCTTGGCGACACTACCCTGATGGATGGAGTTAAGCGTGTACATGGCGACGACGACACCACCAACTTCTCGTCAACCAACTGGTTTGCCGCGGTGCAGGTGCCTGTGGCTGG